TGGTTTTGTAAGCCTAACAGTTTGTCTATCATAAGGATTCCTCTTAGTATATAATGCACCCGGTGGGGGATACACAGGTATCTATAGAATTTCCATTTTCAATAAATACTTGTGAAAGGAAGGTGTTTTTATGTGGTTAAAAAAGAAATTGCAAGAATGGCTACCTAAGTCTTGGTTAAAGGCTCTATGCATCTTACCAGAACCAAAGCCAGTCTCCCGTCCTTGCTGCAAGGGTAAAAAGAACTGCAAAAGAAAAAAGAGTTAAAATTTAATTTTAGAGCAACAATGGGCTCCCCCCTGTGACGGAGGGAGCCCTTGTTGTTTTACAGAACTTTAGCACAATAATCGTACATTACCACTCCTGCTGCGGTTCCTACATTTAAACTACGAACAGAACCGTACTGAGCGATATACACGGTATCGTCTGCTAGATCTAGAAGTTCTTGAGGAACTCCAACTTGTTCTTGGCCGAAAATCATGACTACATGCTTTTCTTTAGGCCATGCGTAAGAGTCTAGTCTTTGTGCGGTAGCAATATTATCTACAGCTACTAGATGTAGATCTTGACCTACATCATGTTTTAATACTCCTAACGTGTCAACCAAAGAATTAAACGTTCTAGCATGTTGCAAACGAATATAGTGATGGGTACCAACAGTACCCCTACGATCAAACTGCTTGTTCCCGTAGACAACAACTCTTTTAGCCAAGAATGCGTTAGCATTCCTGATGCAAGTAGCAATATTAAAGTCGTTATATAGATTACTGCAAATAATAGAGAAATTATTCGCTCGTGTGTCCAGATCTGCCAGAATCGCTTCATGTTTCCAGTAATGGTAATGATCAATAATATTTCTGGTTTCACTCCCATTGGGGAGGGGACCAGTTGTTGAAATCATCGTTTCCATTGTTCTTTCTCTTCTTTCTATTAGGCTTCTTGTATCCTAGATGAAAATTCTTGTCGTAATAGTTGTTTGTGTAACCGGGCCAACCACTCTTATCTAAACCTTTGGTTTCTATTCGCATGCCTTGAGTTACCAACCAAGAATTTACAATATATTTAAGTTGCTTTAATGATCCTGGGTATCGTTGCTTTTTTGGATTCCAATCGTACTCGTTCATCTTGAGTAAAGAATTAAATCCAATATCAATTAACTTTTTACCGATCCAAATTTTAAATTTATTAAACATTTTCATAAATGCGGGTAAAGGGAATCGAACCCTTGTCTACTGCTTGGAAGGCAGTCGTGCTACCATTATACCACACCCGCTCTTTCTGTCAAGAACTTTTTTAGAGCAAGATCCTTGGCTTTGGTTTCCAACATAACATCGTACTGACGATTAGTTTGAAATTCCGGAAGAGGACCTTCAATATAATCTGAATGAGCTTGTGGACGCTTTCCTGGAGCAGATTCTGAATAGTGAGTATCCGGAACTTGATCTTCAGGCCATGTGGAAAACATCATGTTTACAGCCTCATCCAAAGATTCGTTTCCACAAAACCGATGATGGTGATAATCGTAAGTGAGACGAACTCCACAATCAGAATAAATTAAATCATACAAATTTGTAGGCGACCACATAGATTCCTTATCGTCATTTTCCACTGTTAGTTGACGCTGAAGATTAGGATTCAAAATCTTGAAAGTGGAACAAAACCGTTTAGCAGTTTCCACTTTTCCTTCGTATAGGCCACCAACATGAATATTAATATTGAAATCGTCTGCATGGCCCAGAAGGTCTCCGATCAACTGGTGCATTTCCAGAGCCATGATAGACTTCTGCACGATATCGCTATTAGGGCTTGCAAGGCACGTATAAGGCCCAGGATGGCACGAGAGGCGAATCCCGGCCTGACGGGCTATTTGTCCTGCCTCATCCATATGAGCCGTAATAAGGGCTTGCTGGGCTTCTGGTAGGTAATGAAGTTTGTACCCTAGTTCCGGATGGTCCATAAACGGAAAAATACCACTTCCAACACGAAACAGTTTAATTCCATTATCTGCATTCCACTGCATAATTTTTACCAGATCGGCAGTGTTACGAACAGCCAGTTCTCCGCATCGTTCCAGACTGTATCCAGCCAGACGAAGAGTTCGATCCGCAGTAATGTAATCTTTCTTCTTAACGTTTTCGTTAAGAGTTAGATTTTGACAAGCGTAACCAATATTACGAATTGGCATTTGATTCTAGTTCCTTGATACGGGCACGCAAACGAATAATTTCTTCGTGTGCTTGAAGCATGGATTCACGAATATTAGCCCATGAAGAAAAAATTTGAATATGAGCTAGATCAAAAAGATTTTTAAGTTGTTCATCGGTCATAATTTAGTGACCCCACCGGGACTCGAACCCGGATGACCGCCTTGAAAGGGCGGGAATTTAACCAGTTAATCTATGGGGCCTTGTTTTACTTTTTATCAGTTTTCTTTTTTGGTTTAACTAAAGGAGTTACAGAATTAAGATTCAATTTTTTACTGTTAGAATTAACAGAACGATGAATAATAGTTCGTATAGCACCGATATCTCCGTTAGTGATATTATATCTTGTTAGTAGATATTTTAAAATATTTTTGGTTATATTGTCAGCAAACGTTTTATTTTTGTTTTGCATAAACATATGTAGTAGGATGCCAGAGACTCGAACTCTGCAGTAGATCGTTATAAGCAATCCTGTGCCACCCGACACGTGCATCCCAAGTGATTCATTCTAGCCCAATGTATTCTACATCAGGATCTTGGGGAATCAAATGAATTCGTGATTTTTTATTAGCAACGTGTCCGTTGTGATTCTTAATCATATAGTTAGATTTTTGCCGATCATCATCATGACCTAAACGGTAATTAATATCAGCAATTCCCATATTAGTAAGAGTATCCTTGTTTTGTGTGAGGAACTCAACAAAAGCTTTAGTGATTTCTGCTGATTCTGTTTCACTGATTTTCAGGGGCAGATCCAGATGTAGTCTGAACATTAACAGTTTCTCCAATATCTTGTTTAAGGTAGTTATCAATCTCTTTGTACATACGAATTAATTCGCCGTTCAATCGTGTAATGTTTATCGTTATATTTTTTAGATTCTGGGATATAACTTCTAAAGCTTGAACATCACTAGGTTTAGGTTCTCTCATAAAGTAATGATTCCTTCATCTGTTGTATAATGAATTTCGTTGAAAATTTCTTGACACCACGGTAAACACAATTCGCACGGCTTGGCCATGCGAAGATCACCAAATCTGTTAAAACGCACATTCAGCAGCGTCAGCTTCTTGTCACGCAGGTTATACGGAACCTTACGATACGCATCCAGTTCTGAATGCATTTCATCAAAAGGATATCCGATAACTTTGGCCTTGGGATGAGTTTTAAAGAAATTACGTCCGGTAGCTACAATCCTGTTCTTATGGAGAATGAATGACACATGCTTCTTTTGTCGAGGAAGTTCCATACACAAAGGAAAAGCCTGCTCTAAATACGAATCAATAAGAGTGTTAGTCATTGTAAGAAATATACACTATTTTTTCTTACAGTCAAGTTTTTTCTTTGCCTTTTTCTTCTTTTTACCAAAGATATCATCCCAATTTTTGGAATATTGTTCCCAATTAACTGGTCGATACTGGTCGCCTTTGCCTGCATCATGTTTCCCGCCCATTACTCTTCCTTTAAATCATAATAATATTGATCGTCTTCTCCATCAATAATCCAACGATCACTAACACCCTCACAACGCCATTCTTTATTATCAACAAGAAAATCTGGAGTCTTTGGAAATGGTTTAGTAACAAACGACATGTTTTTCCAATAAATTCTATTGTTTGGTTGTAATGTAAAATTTCCATTATCCAATTCTATCATGTGAAGGGACTTGTATTGAGACGGCTCATCAGAATAACTATTTCGATACCAATCAAAAGTCATTAAATAATTCCCCCAATGTTCTGTACGATCTTTTAATACAACTTTTGCTCTACAATCAAATAAAGTTTCGTATTCTACCACAGAAACATTTTCATCAAAACAATCCCATAATTGAAGATAATCTAAAGGAAGATGTTTAGTATCAGGTTTAGAACACAACATATGAATTGGAACTCTGCTTCTGACTATTCCGTAATCAGTCATTACATGAAATGTTAGTGCTTTACCTGAGCAAGATTGAGCACCGAATACTAAAACTTTATCGTATTCACCGATATGAGTTTTATGTTGATACAGGTGCTCTTTTCTAAGATAACAATAAAAATGTTTAATGTTTGTGTTTAGCATAAATTAATATGTACAAGAAGGTTTTGAATATTTCTTTTGTGTTTTTTTCTTTAAATATTCTGTAAACGTAATATACAATGATAAAATAAAAAGACAAGCAACACAACACCAAATTATAAAATTAAAAACAGATTGTATTTTATTGTGTTTAGTGTTGGAATTTTTCAAGCTGCAAGTTTCCATTATCATCCTCATATAAAAAAGAGCAGTTTTCTTTTTCTGTCCAACAGCCAGTATTTGCGTATATCACACCGTCAATATTTTTAATTTTTGGATCGTGTATATGACCACAAATAACGCCGTCGTAACCATGATCTTTTGCGTAACGACAAACAATAGTTTCAAAACTTTCAATAAACTGTGTTGCTCTTTTTACTTTAATTTTTATATATTTGCTTATACTCCAGTATTTCATGCCTAATATTCTTCTGATCCAATTAAATCCTTCATTAAAAGACAAAAGGATTTCATAACACCAATCTCCTACTTTGTATAGCCAAGATGTTACAGGATATTTTGTTAAAAAATCAAATTGGTGTCCGTGTAATATTAAGAAATTTTTACCAGATTTTGTTACAAATTCTTTTTTCTCACTTAATTCTATCGAACCAAATATATGGTGATCACGAAACTTAGCTATAAACTCGTCATGATTTCCCCAAATGTAATGTATTGTTGTACCTTTTCTTGCTTTTTTTAATAGACGCTCAACAACTTCTAAATGAGACGTTTGAGTTTCGTGAGACATAGAAAATACCTGTTTAAATCTCCATATATCTACAATGTCTCCAACTAAAAACAATTCTTTAAATTCTGTTTTTTTTAACCATTCATTTAGAAGTTTGCTTTTTGCTTTTTTAGAGCCTAAATGAATATCTGAAATGAAAACAGAAGTGTATTTCATTTACACTTATTTATTAGATCTTTTCTACGTCCCCAGACCAGGTAATCTCATGAAGATCTATATCTTTAGTGATTATTAAAGTATTGTACATAAAAGTTTTCATTTCTTTTAAACTAGAAAATTCTATAATTTTACCAGAACGAATAATTTTAAATACTCCAACCTTTTCTAAAACATCGCACTTATTAACAATTAATTCAGTGCAACCGGATATTCTCATAGATTCAACAAGCTTATCTAAATTCAACCAGTTAACTAAACGCTTACGGCCTGTTGTTGACCCGTACTCTTCACCTAATTTAATAATTTGATTTAAAGTTGGATCATCCCAGAGAGACTCTGGGAATAGTGGATCTACTCCACTTTTCGTGTCGTAGGCTTTAGCAACTCCAATGATTCTATTAATTTTTTTCGGAGAGAATCCCAATGAGCACGCACCATAAGGCATTGTAGTGCTACTAGTAACGTAAGGATAATCCCCATGATCAATATCAAGCCATACACTTTGTGCTCCTTCACATAAAACTTTTCCGTCTAAACGGCCATCCCAGATCCAACGAGATTCTAAAACTTCTACTGCTCGTTTTCCTTTTCGTAACATTTTATCAGCATAACATGGAGCGATGCCTTGAGCAGTTGTTCCCAAGTACGAAAGATGTTCCTTATCGTATGCAATATGATCTTCGGTAATGATGTGAGCATTAGGATGGATTTTTACCAGATTTACGTCAAAACCTGCCATGGTGAGCATACGAAGCTCTTCTAGCATTTTATTAATATTTATGACACAACCAGGGCCAATTACACATTTCTTTCCTGCAAAAATTCCTGAAGGAATGATGTGTGTTTTATACTTTTTTCCTTTAACGTACACAGTGTGGCCTGCGTTAGGACCACCATTCCAGCGACACACCCAATCGTAACCTTTAGCCATAGCATTAGCAATTTTGCCTTTGCCTTCATCACCCCACGCAAGACCGTAAATTATATCAACTGTCGATATCATAATGTGTATATTTGGGATTGTTATTATTAAATTCCCAGATAGTTTCTTTTACTTCTATAGCTGCTAACGCATCGGTTATTACACCACGAATAGACAATAATTCGTCGTAAGTATAACCGTTAACCATTTCTTCACATTCAATCCCTTCAAATGTAGCAATCCATTTGCCCTCATTGAAAGGATCTTTATGGAGAGTGATTGTTGGCTTAATTCCTTCAGTGTTAATTACGCCAGTTGCAGTAAAAACATTAGGATTTTGCATCATAATTTCAGTCCTGAAGAAACTCACGACGTTCATCATTTTCTTGAAGTTTATTTTTATTGATATCGTATTCTCTTCGTGCGGTTTCAAGAATTACACGATGAGCATCAAACCATCCTGCACGATACTCATCCCAATAAGGACCACTTTCAAACGATGAAGGCATTTCTTTACCTTCATTGCGTGCTTCATAGCCGTGAGTGTAACCTAGTCCTGGTTTATATTCTGGTGTTTTCATGTGATTCTCCATAATGTCTTTTTCTATGACAGTTTGCACAAACTAAAACGCACTTATCTAATTCTTTATTAATTATTTTTTCACTTTTTAGCCGCATTTTATGCCAATTAAATTCCTTTTCTTCTGGATTTAAATGGTGAAATTCTAAAGCGGCTCGGCATTCATTATATCCACAATCTATACATTTTCCACCCTTATATTGAAGAGCTTTTATTCTTTTATTTTTCCATCTTTCTTGACAATAATCATTAAAACAATCTTTACAATAAGAATGTTCTTTGTTGTTTTTTCTATCTGGTCTTTTATAAAAAGATGATTTATCTTTTATTTTTTTACATTTGATACATTGTTTTTTCATGACTTAGATATTTATAATCTAAGACATTTTAGATAAACACTCGGGGTGGGGATCGAACCCACATTAATCCAGTTACGGTACAACAGTTTAGAAGACTGTGCCGATACCCGAGTTAGCTGATTATTACTCAGCCCCTACGAGCTTCAAACCTTCTGGAGCAACAACCTTCTTAGGACCAGGAGTTGCTAGACCAGATTTAAACGACATATATTGAGTTTCAATCTCGTCCATTGGTTGTAAAGTTAGCCAAACAAAATCTGCAGGAACATCAATTCCATTCTTTGTTTGAGCAAAAGGCATCCAACCAACGAAAGCAAGACGACCATCTGGAGTAGGAATAAGGGCCATAGGATCCTTGAGATTCCATCCAGTCTGAGTCTTAGTAGCACGGCAAAGAACATCTTCACCTGTCTTCATACGCATAATTAGAGTTTGAGTGTTTTCCATAGTATTCATATTATATCTCCTTTATTAAGAAGTGCAAGAATTAACACACAATTTATTTATACCAAAAATCTGTCCTTTTAAAACGGCCAGATAAAAGAAAATCTGTCCTTCTTAGAAGGACAGATTTCCCAGACAAACCCTTTCACGGAATCAGATTTTAGCGAGCCTTGTAACGAGTTCCGTCTGCACGGAAACGGTACACACGACGACCAGGATGCGTGTCACGCATCATGTATTGAGTCAGACCAGTTCGGCTGGTACGAGTCTCAATACGCCAGTTGCCGTACTCCTCAACGATGTTGCGAATATCGCTAATCGTAGCACGGAGGTTACGCACACCGAAACGAGCACGAGCCTCGCCTGCGGTGAGAGTACGACCACGCTTACTGAGGTAGTTAATTACCTTGTTTTGCTTAGTAATTGTACGCATAATGTAAACCTTTCTATAGAATTTTTTAGGACATCTCATGTTGTGCTCATCCACTGTCCTGTATGAATGAGTTACGCTAGTAGGACGGGTGGGATTCGAACCCACACTACGAAAATTTTAAGTCTTCTGACTCTGCCGTTGGTCTACCGTCCCAAAAGTGCCCCCTGTAGGGCTCGAACCTACGACCAATTGATTAAAAGTCAACTGCTCTACCAACTGAGCTAAGGAGGCTTGATTCACATCGTTAATATACACCAAAAAATACACATGTCAAATAATTAAACAAAAAATCTCGCATTACGCGAGATTTTTGAAGGTTATTGGTACGATTCTGTTAGACCTTAATCACAGACAACGCTGAAGTTGAAGCACCTTCAGAAAGCTTTTATATAATATAAAGTTCAAATATAATTATAGGCCATCAATATACGCAATCTTGGGTAGACGATTTAGCTTGAGCAACTTTTCACGAGTCTTCTTCTTTGCGTTCTGAGCAATCATCTCTTGACGCTTACGAGTTGCATTTCGCTTACGTCTACGGTGCTTAAGAAAAACCTTACGATTAGTTGTGTTAGGCATAATCTATACTATACACTAAAAATAACAGATGTCAATATAATTCTTTAGAAAATACCCATTTTGCTAGTTCAACACCAAATTCATTATCTGATGGATAATGAAATCCCATGTTAAGACGAGATTCGCTTACTTGATTAGCAAATTCTTCAAATTTAGATGCAACTCTTGGATATTTACAACTTAAAACTAAAGATATTAAAGTAGCATCAAAACTATGACCACCGGGATATGCAGCAGAATTTGCTCCATGATTTATTACAGGCTCTACAGGAATTCCTAGATGTAATCCTAACTGAAAAGGTCTTGGTCGATTATAATGATTTTTTAAAAAGTAAATTAAACCATCAGTATTAGATTCCATCTGTTTAAAAACATATTCGTGAACTATAATTCCGTGATTCATACAGAAGTTAGACCATTCTTTAAAATGGTTTCTTTCTGCTTTAACACCAAAATCATATTCTTCATCAGATAAAGAACTTGTTCGTGAATGTATTTCTATAAGTTCTCTTTTGGTTTCATCTGAATCGTTTTTAGGAAACGGACGATTCATAAACCGCTCTTGAGCATGCGGATCTAATAAAAATCCTTCAAGGGCTTTTCCTTTTCTTTTTATTTCATCTGCATGTGGTTTAAGTGGACTGCCGTAAACCAAACCAGAAACTTGAACGTTGGAAAAGAAATTTCGCATACTGTTATTTAGATTTATTAAACCAACTAAACCACCAACGTTTAACAAAATTTGGAAATCTTAAAATTCCTCTTTGTAAGGAGGATTGCCAACCACAAAGGTCCGTAGAACGCATAAACTCTTCCACACTCATGCGATGAGAACTGGAAGAGGTCATACGCCAAGCTTTTATTTCATTTGCAAGTATGCGTATTTGCTCTAATAAAAGCCGTTGATGCTCTATATTAAGTTTACGATACTTGGAATCGCACATCACGTAAAGATATTGTTAAGTTGTCTGTTTACGCGAACAAAGGTAGTACACTTAGGAAGGTCTTTTAGTCTAGCAGCACCAACATAGGTGCAAGCAGAACGAACACCTCCAAGAATTTGTTGCATAACACCTTCAACGGGACCTGCTGGTTCAACAAATACTCGCTTTCCTTCTGCTGCACGATACGTTGCTACTCCTCCAGAGTGCTTTTCCATTGCTGTAGCTGAAGACATCCCGTAAAACTCTTTGCCTTCCTCTGTCATCTCACCTGCTGCTTCATCAGTGCCTGCAAACATACCACCAATCATAACAAAGTCCGCACCCGCTCCAAATGCCTTGGCTACATCTCCGGGGCATGTACAACCACCGTCTGATAGAACGTAACCTCCTAGCCCGTGTGCGGCATCAGCACACTCCATGATACACGACAATTGTGGGTATCCCACTCCCGCAACCTTTCGAGTCGTGCAAACTGATCCTGGACCAATACCAATCTTGATAATATTAGCACCAGCCAAGATCAGGGCTTCAGTCATTTCTCGTGTCACCACATTTCCAGCAATAAGTACCTTATCTGGAAATAATCCACGAACAGTTTCCACATACTTTACAAACTTTTCTGTGTATCCGTTAGCAACATCAATACAAATAAAACTGATCCACGGATACTTTTTCAGTATTCTTTCAGTTTTTTGAATTTCTTCAAAATTTTTACTTCCGTCTCCCATACCCATAGTGTAAACAACATTACATTGGCCTGAATTATTTCTTATCCAGCCACTCATATTAGTGTCCCAGTCTTCTTCGGTGTAATACTTGTGTACTGCACACAAAGAGCCATGACGATGCATTGCGTCAGCCATGGTAAAAGTTCCAATAGTATCCATGTTGGATGCCATGATTGGAACTCCAGTCCAAGAAAACTGTTTATTTCCCGGAAGGGCGAAATGAAACTCACGAAGTAGTTGAACTTTGTTGCGACTGTCTAGATTACTACGCTTTGGTCTGATCAGAACGTCTGCAAAGTCCAATTTAATGTCATCTTCAATTTTCATATCGATAATGTACTCCCAAAAATAAAAAAGTCAAGAAAAAAGATTATTTTCCACCAGCAGCAAGATAATTATTGTGTGCTGAACGTAATTTACTCATAGTTTTAGCTAACTGTTTCCAATCTGACTGATCTAAAAGATATTTTTCGTAATCTTCAATAGCGGCTTTAGAACATTTTGCTAATTCTTCACAAGTTTTAAGCAATAATTCTTTTCTGCCTTCTAACATATCAGGATCTCCTATTGTGATTGGTCTAGTATCTTTATTTGTTTTCTTGTTTCTTCTAATATTTTTTGAAGATTTTCTAATTCTTGATCTGTCCATCCTAAATCACCTTCATTTCTGGTATCCCAATCTATTATTTTGGCATAAATTTTATTATTTGGTCCTTTTATTAAAGCTATTCTAGGTTCTTGAACAAAAGTTGGTCCAAAATTTGCTGTTTCTTCTAATACTTGTGTGGTAAATACTGCTTTTGGTTCGTTTTCCATAAAATATTTCACTGTATATCTGTTTTTTCATTTCTTATAAGCTTGAAAACACGATTTGCGTAACAACTTCTCCATTCATTAGCGTCTAAGTCCCATATAACCACTGTTCCTGTTCTGTTATATTTAGATGCAACAGGATTAACTCCTTCAAGAGTGCATCTCATTCTTCTAAGTGATCCGTCTGTTATTTTATAAAAGAAAAGAGTGCATTCTCCTTGCTCTAGTTGTTGTAAAATTTCTTGTAAAGAAGGATTTGTGATTTCTATTTTAGAAATCTGATCAGCTTCTTGTATTTTTAAAGTGGTTTGATCTACAGTTTTCAGTAAACCACGAATCTTACCTTGTTTTTTTTCGTTTAAGAAACCAGAATTTTTATTTTTCTTTGCCATTACTCGTAGAAATCTGGATTTTTTTCGCCATACATACGAATTATTTTGCCTGCAAGAGAGTTTGCTTCGTTTTCACAGTCTGATCCTGTGGTTCCGTCTAGTGTTTTGCCGTTTTCTGCCTGCATATGGTGAACTAGTTCGTGTGCAAGAGACCGAGCTACATCACAAAACGCTCTGCCCTTAGCGTAAATCTTGATTTCTTTAGAACTTGGACTGTAATTTGCTGTAGTCATATCACCGTCTCTTACTTGAACAAGCATAATTTTAGGTTTTTCTTGTAATTTTAGTTCGTCTGAAGCAAAATTAACAAAATCTTCCAGTTTTTCTTCGGTTAAAAGAGAGGTTTTTGTGTACTGTAAGAACGATAACATGGTATTATTATTTATTAAAACCTAAATATTCGTATGAAACCTTTTATTTCTTTTCTACAAGAGAGCAACCTGATGTTGCCGATGATTCTTTCTGCTGCTTTAGGTGCAGGATCCCCACAATCACCACCAAAACCAAAAGAATCGGAAACTAAACAAACCCAAAAAGCACCTAAACCTGCTTGGTACGATTTAATTTCAGCTTCGGAAGGGATGCGAACTCAAGCGTACTGGGATCCAACAGGTAAAGTTTGGACTATAGGTAAAGGATCTACAACTCATCCTGATGGAAAGCCTGTTAAACAAGGTGATGTTATTTCTTCGGAACAAGCTGATCAGTATATGCAACATTTTGTAGATAAAAATCTTGTTCCAAAATTACAAAAAAGAATTCCAACATGGGATAAACTTAATGCTAATCAACAAGGAGCTTTGATTTCGTTTGGTTATAATGTAGGCCCAAATTTCTACGGGTCTAAAGGATTTGAGAGTATTACTAGATGTTTGAGTTGTGAGGAAAACCTAGCAACTGTTCCAGAAACATTAAAGAAATACAACAAGTCTGGTGGAAAAGTTTTACCCGGATTAAGGAAAAGAAGAGAAGCTGAAGGAGCTCTTTGGAACACTCCGGTTCAATGAGTAATTCGTATTCCGCGTTTAATTAAATGCGATTTTAACCATTAAATTTTTATTGTAAGAATCCATTTTGGGGTTTATTTTTTGATTCCATGAATGTGCTTTGGTGTTGTCCTATTTTTGCTCCTGCCCACTGAGGAACTTTAGGTTTACCTAAAATTTCTCCTATAGTTTTTAATACTTCTTCATGGGGTATTTCACCGGCTTTAAATTGTTCCCATGGTTT